ATACTCTTGTTGTTGTTTATCTTACTGAAGAAACTCTTGTCATTGACCTTGCAATTCACCGTGCAAGCTCTCTCGTTGAACTCGCAATCGCTCAAGAATATGAATCCCTGAAATATCAAACTCCATTTCTGATCACATTCGACCTCAATTGTCACCGACACCTGCGTGCAGAAGCTATCGTTGACACTCAGATTAGATAGATATGCATGACCACTATCTGCGAACTCAAGATTGTACTCCTGATAGAGAAGAAAGAGATTGATGTTAGGATCTCTCTTGATAGTAGTATTGACCTCCTGCCAATTCTTAGGAGCGTCAACAAGGTTGCCATCTAACTTGAATCTCATCATACTATCTGCCTCCTATTATAGCCTCTTGCAAGCTCGCTGGCGATGGCTTTGCCTACCGTCTGTGCATTCTCAATCTGCACGGATTTGTTCTTGCTCAAGGCACGGCTTAGTCCGTAGGTGTCAACGCTCGCCACAACTGTATCACGCCCAATGCCTGACTTGCCTGCAAGTCTATTCAGTACATACGAGTTAATCTCAGCAGGACTGATTTGCTTGTTGTAGATAGCCTCTAATGTTGGATGGTATGACTTGTTCCGGTCAGCCGGGATGATTGCCTCACCTCTGTGGACGATTGCGTGCATCCCACCATCAGCATCGAGGTTTCCACCTCCGATATTGAGCGAACCTTCCTTGAATCGAGGTAATGGCGTAGCGATAATCTTGGCAAGGTTCAAACCTCCGATAGCACTGGCGAATGCAACCGCAAAAGGAATCAATTCTGCTGGCTTTGTTGTGAGAGCATTGAGAATACCTTGACCCAGTGAAAGTGTAGCATCAAAGATTGCGAAGTTCTTTTGTCTTACTGCCTCTTGTCTTTTTAACGCTGCTACTTTTTGATTGTACTCTTCTTCACTAATTAACTTACTATTGAGTTGATTATCGAGTTCACGCAACTCCCTTGCAGTTAATGCTTGACCGAAATCAAACAATGCTTGATTCAATCCAGCAGTTTGGGATACAAAGAACTGTGCAGATTGTAATTTTTCAGCATCAGCTTCTTCTGCATCATTAACTTCATTTTGTTTTAACTCCTTGAATAATAAAGCAAGCTTTGCATATAATTCTTGGGTATCCTTGCCAAAATCTTCAGCAATTGCTATTTTTTGTTTAGTCGCTTCTACTTCATTGATAATATCCTGATCTCTTCTATCTTTACTATTCTGGATAAAGTTTTTCGTTTGTAAATTTTGAAGTGCCAACTGCTTATCAACTGCTGCACTTTGCGCTGCAAATTCTGCCTCAAATTGAGCTTTGAGTCCAGCTTGATTCTTATCTCTTTCTTCTCTTATCTTTTGTAGCCTTTCAAGTTCTGCCTGCGTTGCATTCTCCGTTGCAGTTCCAATCTGCACTGCGAGCAACTTTTCCTCTCGTTTCAGGTCATTTATCTGGCTCTGTATGCCTTTCCTATCTTTCTCTTCTTTGGCTACTTTTAATATGTTTGCAAGAGTATCTTGGTACAATTTATTATTCTGCTTGCGTAGCTCAAGTTGTTCAAGTTCACTCGCTCCTTGTTCTTTCGCAATTGCCAATGCAAGCTCTTGGTTCTTCTTCAGTTCATCATAGGCTGCGTTCAAATCATCAAGACTTGCAGCAGCATCGTCCTGCGAGTCGGCAAGCAAATAGTATGCAGCAGCTAATGCACCCACTATTAATACAATAGGACCTAACGAAGCAGCCAGTCCTCTGTTGGCTACCGCTGCAGTCTGTGCCGAAGCTGCCTCTGCCTCATTCGCTACTGCCAATGTCTGTTGTGCAGTGGTTGTCAATCCAAGCACTACCTTCAAATCTTGATATGCTTCCTTCAGTCCGATGATAGACTGAATACCTTGAATAATATTCAATGCACCTTGCAGCTTCCTTGCAATCGCTTCTACTCTTTCGTTCTCAGCACCAAATGCCTGAACTGCTCCAGTTGCAACACTGAACGCACCTACTACTCCCTGCCCAAGATTAGTGAACGCTTTGATTCTATCTTCAGGATTCAATAAACTCACCTGACGATTCAAGTCAGCCATCTCATCGGCAAGCGCACCTGCACGTACTCTTGCTGCATTTGCCTCCTTGCTAAATGCACCAAATCTCTCCTCTGTTCTCTGCAATTCCTCCTTCGCTTCACGCAATCGGGTCTTCAGACTTACAAATCCCTTCTCGGTGCTTTTATTGGTAGCTTCAAGGTCCTTGAATTTCTTGTTGACATCGCCAGCAATCACGCCAGTAGTCTCCAACTCATCGTTGGTCTTCTGAAGCTCGCTACTGTCCGAACTGACTATGACTTTGATTTCAGCCGTTTGCGCCATTTATCCCTGACCTTTGTACCGTTTTCGGTAGTTCTTACTTGACTTGAGCGCACTGCTGCGCTTCTTGCTATGTATTCCGGGTCGCTTCCGGCTTGGCTTGCGCCTAAAGACTGCTACTGTTGACTGCTTCGGCTTTGGCATACAACTCTTGAATCTGCTTGTTCTTATCCTGCATCATCTTCTGCAATTCCTGAATCTGCAATTGCAACTGCTCGATATGAGCCAGTATGTCATAAACTTCAGCCTTCAAATCCTTAATCTTGTCGCTCATATCAGTATCAAATTTAATTCATTTATCACGTAGTTGAATATGATAGTATCATCTTCTCCCCACTGGTTGACAAGTTCCCATGTGAGTTGGATGTTTCCATCGACGAACGTAGGCTTGTTGATGACCGTAATGGGATTGCCGTCATAGTCAGTCTGCGGAATCTCCTCGTATCCGCATAGGCAATAGTGAACCATGCCGGGATTCATGAGGAAATCATATTGAAAGTAGTTGTCAATCCGCAGTACAGTCATCGTCTTGACCTCACCGTTCACCCAAGTCTGAATTGGTTGTATTGCTCTTTCGTTGTCTTGTAGTGTCATTATGCTAATAGTCCTGAGTTACGTAATGCACGCACAACTTTTGCGAGTGTATACCCATCAAAGGTGTCCGTGTCTGTTAATGTAGTACCACCACCACCTACTCTCGTTGCTGCTGCTACGGCAGTAGTAGGTTGTACTATTGGTGCAGCGTTCCAAAATCCAATTTTCTGCGTTGTTGCCGTGCCAATCTTTGTTCCAGTTGTGGTATTGAAGACCATGTTGACGGCATCTGCCCATGTGGTATTTCCTCCATCTGCAATACTCCATTTGACAGAGCCATTATCCCTTGCAACGAATATGTCATAGGCTGCATCTGAATTATCAGCCATCAACGCACAGTTCGCAAATGTCGGGTCTGTTGTGTTCAATCCGAAGTACCCACCGCAGGATACACTTCCTGATGCGGTATCATTACGAGCTACACCAAAACATCCGATATATTTTGCTCCATTTTTATTTTGAGATATGGTTGTTGAACCTGAGCGAAATACACCACCAATACTTACATTACCAAATCTTGCAAATCCTGCTGCTCCGTAATTGTAGCCAGTTGTATTTCCTATTGAAGCATACGTAAAAGCTGAGTTCCCTAATGGAGTTCCATCAACAACAATACTGCCTGCTGTTCCCACTGCAAGATTACTTGCAACCAACGCTGCGGTAGATGCGCTACCAGTATAACCTGCATTTAAAGTACATTGAACACCACGCTGAGGGTAGCTCGTGTTTGATTGTGAACCTGCTGACGTAATATCAAAAAATACACCCTGCGGTAAATAACTATATGTGGTCGGCATGGTTGCAGTAACGTGCAATCCATATTGCTTTGTACTTGCAACTAAAGTACCCACAACTATATGAACCTTTGAAGAAGGCGAAGCCGTTCCTATACCAAGCGTATCATTCGTATCATTGAAGAACAACTGAGCGTTGTCCTGAGTCAGCACACCACTCGTACCGGCAAACAACACACTGCCCGCAGTCATCGTGCTGAATGTAGGCGCAGAACTGAATGTCTTAGCACCAGCGAATGTCTGTGTATTGGTAGTGACCAAACCACGAGCAGAAGCCGAAGCATCAGGTATATTGAAAGTGTGTGTAGTTCCTGCACTGCTGATATTAAAATTCGTACCAGTAGTACCAGTTGCAAAGGTCTGCGTTGCGCCAGTCAGAGCGTTCAGCGATGTGATACCTCCACCACCTCCACCCGGTGCTGCCCATGTGCCATCTGCTCTCAAGAAATTCGTAGTACCACCACCACTGGCAGGCGCAAGACCCTTCAATGAGCTTGTGAAGGTGTTAAGCATCGCAGTGGCTTGAGTCACTGTCAACGCAATCGGTGTCGCTGGTGAGCCAGTATTGTTGCCTATGATACTATTGGCAGCAAGGTTCGACATCGATGCCAACGCTACGTTGCTCGCTACCCATAGAGTACCATTGTATGTAAGCACGTTGTTCGCTACCGGAGGAGTAGTGATGAGGTCGACATCATGAATCTCGTCCATCTCATACCCATTCTGCACACGCACATATATCTGACCATTGCCAGCATTCGCCCTCTCTACGATTCCAATGTAAACTAAGTGATTCGGTGCATACGGCTTGACATTCGTATATGATCCTGCCGTGTTGCCCAAGTACAAAATATCTCCTGCGGTGAACATTGAGGTATTCAACCCATCAATAACGCCTTGACAGATCACCATTCCATTCTGATTAGCACCAATGTCTTCAGCAGCCAATCCGAAGGTCTTAGCACTCGTAGCATCGCTCGTATTATTCGCAAGCTTCACGGTCGCCTTGTTGCCCGAAGCACTGAACAAGAACACCGCTTGACCTTTGGTGATAGTTACCGCTTCGCCATTTTTGACATAAGCGTGCATAGTCTGACCAATGCTACACATCACGTTGCTATTGTTGAACAGATAGCTCAATGCACCAGTATTCCCTTGATATGCTATCTGACCTGCACCCGGTGCTGCAACTGGTGTCAGGTCGAAGCTGACGAAGTCTGTGATCAGACCATTCGCACCCAAGTCAACATTGCCAGTCGCACCAACGTACGGCACATACCCACCAGTAGGCACTGCATAGTTGTTGAGGATAGCATCAACCGCAGTCTTCAAAGCTGCTGCACTCGCAGTCGCTGGATTCGTGCAATCATTGTAGTCAATCGCCCATTGCTGCCTGAAGTAGTTCTGCTCAACCTGATGAGCATAGAAGTACAAATAGTCACCAAAGACCGCAGTCGAGCAGTATGTTTTCTTATAGACATATTCATCCAAGTCCACCGTCACCTTGACGGTAGTGGAGGAGAAGTCGACTATGGTATAGGTTGGCATCAGGGAATGAAGGTTGCTACATCACCAACTACTGCATCAATTAAATCACTTAAATTGATATATGGATCGCCATTCGGATCTCTCCATTCAGCATATTCATCTGTTATTTGTAGTTTGTTATGGTTGAACATCAACTCGCCAAAATCAATTGACCTACCTTGATGAAACGCAGCAAATTTACGAGCATCAAAGGTGAAATTAAAATTGTTCAAAGCTCCGTTATCATCTTCTATGATGAAATTTGATACGAGTATTGTTGCCCCCAGCAAGTTGCTTGTCGAAACGTATTGTATGTACTTAGCCATCATGCAGAATATTGAGATACATCACCAATTATATAGTCAGCAAGAGACTTCGGATCAGCTACTGGATTACCACTCCCATCGATGAACTCAATATAACTGTCTGTTATCTGAAATTTATTCGGTCCAAACATCAACTCTACCATGCCAAGATATTCATTGTCGAATACACAAGAGAAGTTTTGAACATCAAAATAGAAAAAATAACCATTGACAGTACTGCCAGTATCAATATCTTCAACAGTAAATACACATTGTATTAATGTATTTTGTTGTTGAGTTGCATCATTGTATATTATTCTTAATCCCATCAGTCCTTAGTTTTAGAGGTGTGTTCTATCAATAGTAAGTATTCCCACAGTGTGAGCTTCGTGCAATTCACTCCGTACCGCTGATTCAAGAGGGTACGCTGGATGAATCCATCTTCGTTTTGCTTGGCGAGTTTTTGCCCAGCACTTTGTTCAATTGGAGTTCCTCCATCTTGTCGATTACCGTCAAACAGATCCGCAAATCTTGCTCTGATAGCGTTGGCAAGGGCAGCATATCCTTGAGCTGCATCACGATAAAAAAATCGCTAATGTCTGCTGCCTCCTTCCAGCGAGCTATCTTCTCCTTGCAATATTCAGGATCATAGCTATACGGTGATTCATTCTTGTCGAAGAACGCTACTGATGCAAATTTATATATGATTTCACTCGTTGGCACTATCCACTCCATCCTTTCTTTCATCATCGCAACCAACTTGATGATCTCGCCAATCTTAATACTCTTCGGGTCATTGGTGACCTTCTCCATCGATTCGATGAAAGCTACCAGATGCTCACGCTGGAATCTCATGTTCCACTCCTCGTACACCTGCAACGCCATCAGTCCACGCATCGAGAAGGTGTTGAAGTAATCCTTCAGACGATAGTATTGCACTCCTCCACTGATGAACGCAGGCTCAATGACATGACCCTCCTCCAGTTGCCATATAGGTTTATGCCCCAGCTTCGTGATGAGCTTCGCCCACCAGTTGCTGATAGTAGTCTTTAATCTCGTCAATCGCAGTTTCAATTTTTCCATATCTTACTATTCCACCGACAATGAGCTGCCAGTTGTTATCCTTATAGTGCTTCACCTCGTGACCCTGACGGTTCTTCCACCTGAACGGCTTGCCCTTGCAGGCACAACGCCCCAGCGGATAGTACCCGATGCCTACGAGGTATGCGTTGAGTTCACTCACTGAAGAACTTGTTGTATATGATTGTATTCACCGCAGCCAATGCAGGGATATACATGATGAGCATCGCTATGTTCCAGTCGAATGTAATCCAGTATGGTATCGAGTACACCGAAGCCATGCACGTAACACATCCGCCTAATGGCATCCATAAGTAGCCAAGCCACTTCTCTCCCCACTTACCAAGCCATTCAAGTATCATGCCTTCCTCCATCGCAATCTTGAGTCCGTTAATGAATAGCGAGTTGATGATTAAGAATATGAGTGTGTCCATCATTAGTCGAATACTACTGTGTTAGGTGTGAACGTGAGACGGTAGCAATCATACTCTACCGCATCCATTGACAAGACCATTGGATTGCCTGCATTATCATAGATGCTCACTGTATATGTTGAGTACGGATTGAATACGCCATCGGGAAAGTTCGTTGTGTCAATCGTGATGATTCCCTCTTCGTTTGTCGAATCGAAGTATGTATACTGCACGTTGCTTTGGTTATCGGTGAACACAAGCTTATAGGGACTCTCTGCGTTGAGACCACTCAAATCAAAATTCTCATCGCAGTTGGCTATGTTGACATCCCTGCAATCGTTACATACCTCAACGGCTTCGAATGCACCAGTGAAGGTTCCACCGTCATCATCCAGCAGACTCAACGCAACCAAGTCATCAGCACTCACCGCAGGGTCGATGCCCATATCACGAATCCTCACCGTGATGTATATGTATGTGCCTATCAACTGTTGCGTGTATGTAGTAGTCGCTGAGTAGGTAGTGTCAAGCGTGACTACTATGTCATCGAGCAGTGCAGTCAGACTACTATAACCACTGCCAGAACCTGAGGTAATTTGCTTCCACAAGTAGTATCCTGAGTTAGTCCAAGTGCTAATGATTGGAATCTTGATTGTGCAGTTGTAGCTCGTTGCCATGATTACAAATATACATCACAAAAAGCGAATCCAATCTCGATGAAAACTATGACAGTAATACCGCCAACAGTCCAGCAAGTCAGCCTTTCGCAGGTCAGTGCTTCGGTCCTTGATGATATCACCATCCTCGTCCACCTCCACGTACTTGAGGTCTGTTATTAATCCCTTGCAGGAGGAATCAATCCGCACGGCATAGTTCTGAAGTAGCGAGTTGACCAAGACCCTCGTATCCCTGATACTCGGATTCACCGATGGCTGGCGCATCTGCGCCCTACCAAGATGCAAGCGAGTAGATACCACATCATAGTACCCGGTGTTGCCACTTGTCAACGCTGACCGATTCGCCCCAGTCGCATCGCCAGTGACGATGAAGCTCGCCTTCGGGAACGCTGCGATGATACTGTCGCAGAGTTGATAGATATCAGAGTTCCGTAATGCGAACTCCTGCACCACGTTGATGCAACCATTGATGTGTTGAACTGCGATGCAGGTGATCGGGTCCACGTTGAAGTCGAAGCTCAGATACAGATGATGGAGCTGGTCGAAGTTGACCGATGTCACGTGCTTGGCTTCATCGAAAGCATAAGCGAATGGATTGTTCGCAAGGTCAACATCTTCCGCCAGTATCTCGCACCGGAAGGTCAGCTCATCCAACTGCTCACGCAGATGGTCAACCTCTTCATGACTGATATGCGGATTATCGTAAGTTGATAAGTTGAACGATGACCAACTCGTATCATCCTTTGCGAACAGTTCCTTGAAAAATGTCCTGCCGAACTTCGGTGTGCTGAGAATCCACGCATCGCCCTTGAAGTCCAGCAGTGTAGCCATGATTGTCTGCGTCCACGCCTCCCTGAACTTCTTCGCCTTCTCAGCCTCATCGATGACTACCCTCGCATACTTGCGACCTCGCCCTGAGTCCGGTTCGTCCATCGACCAGAAGTCGATAATGCCACCAGTGATCAGACGCATCTGCTTGGTCTGTTCGTTCTTCGTCTCGATGATTGGCTTGAGCGTGTACTTGAGTTCAAGCCATACATCATGCAGGTCCTTATACGTGGGAGCATAGTACGCACACGGCTTGCCGTCAAGCGCAACCTGAGGAAGCAGTTCATTCACCGCAAGCGTGGTCTTACCCCATCGCCTGCCAATCTTCAGCACGTTGTAGCGACTCGCATCTCCAAGCACCTTCTCTTGCCCACTATGCAGTCGCTTGAGCTTGACCTCGATATCAGTCACGGACAATCCTGATATTAATAGTACCGTCATCCGGCTTGATCTCCTGACGATTCATCTTGGGAGTAATGTACTCAGCAAGTGTAGCCAGCATCTTGAGTCGCTCGCCAGGACTGAGTTCAGCCAAGTCTCGCCTCATCTGGTACTCATCGTACTCGTTCAGCACTCGTTCTATCTTTTCCTTCAGCTTCATTTCTTCTTCTTGACTTTAGCAGGCAGAGACTTCATCTGCTTTGGCGATGTCTTCTTAGCGAACTCCTTTGCGACCTTCGGATTACTTGCGTATAGAAACGCTCGCTGTGCTTTTGATTTGAATGGCATACTACAAATATACTATTCTATTTCGCCTTCTTCACGCAGCACCCTCTCTGCCCATCGTAGCGCAGGCTCGCCGCCCCAAAGCAAGTATGATATCGTTCCGCACGCAGTAGTATCGCCCGGCTCATAGTATTCGGCTGCTCTGCTCAAGTATGAGTACATACGCTTCACCGTCTCCGTTGTGATAGTCTCCCGGTTCGCCAGTTGCTGCGCTCGTATCTTGCCGACCTGCGTAGCGCATCGGTTGTTGATCTCAGCGTTCAATCGGATTCCTCGTTCAGCCTCATCGCTTATAGCTTGAGGGTAGTCATCGTATGTTGCCATTACTTCTTGCTTATGTATTGGTAGAAGTAAAGATAATCATTCACAAGGCAATCATCCTTGACCAGTCCTGACTCAGCCAATCGCATTGAATAGTCTCGGTCCTCGCCCATGCTGATAGGCTTGTATCCAATCTCCTTTGCGATACTCGTCATCACTGGGTTGAGATGATTCAGTGGTCTTGTGTATCTCATCGCACCATCATACCTCACTGGCTTCTCTGAATAAGTCAGTCCTGCCTTATGGATGAACTCGTAGGGTATCATTCCATTCGTGGTGATGATTCCTCTGAAGCCAACACCATAAGCATCACGCTTCAACCAGTATAGAATCTTGTCAACATAACTACCTGCAATGATATCGTCATCATCAATGAACGCAATGTATTTCGTGGTACAGTTGTCAACTGCATACTGTCGCTTCTCGCCAATCGAGAACTCACGATTATCCTTCAACACCACCACATCAACGAGATGCGTAAGTTGTGGGTCAAGCAATCCTCTTAGCCGTTGCAGGAATTTCTCCCTGCCATTGATGGTCAGGATGAAGATAGTCCAGAGTGCCTTAGATGGGGAAGCCATTGCGCTTGCGATGTTCAAACACTCGTTGCCCATGATCCCACGCAATCTTGCTATTCTCCTTCTGGTAGGTCTTGTCAAGTTTGCTCTTGCCTACCGTGTAGTGCCTATGGTCAAACTCCAAGTTCTTATCCACTCGGTAGAATCCGTGCTTTCGTGCGGTCTCAGCGAGGTCATTGTCTGCGAACATCGAGATGTAGGCAGGATGATATAAGTACCCAAGCTTCTCATACGCCAGTCGGTTCATAATTGGTAGAGTCACGATGTCACTGCGGATACCATCGAAGACCTGCAACACCACTGGCTCATCGCCATAGTCATCGAAGCGTTCAATGAGTTTGGTATCCCAGCCAAGCGTTGGAAACATATCATCAGACACCAGCACCAAGATATCGCCATGACTACGCTCGGCAGCAGCGTTGCTCGCCTGCACCATGTTGATCGAATCGCCCACGATGATTGTCACTGGCTCATTGTCGAAGACCCGGTAGTAGTCATCGACATCCGGGTCGTTCGAAGATAGGCTGATGATCCACTCAATCTCATCGTAGTTCGTCTCAGCCATGACCCAAGCATTGTGGCAGAATAGTGCCTGCTCGGACCTTCCGAAGCTGGGGTGGATTACGCTAATTCTCCGGTCCATATCCCTTCAATTAAACAGTGCAATCCATCCAAGCATCTGGTCTTGCGTGTATATCCTTCGCCCGACTCTGCTATGATTCGACCATTGCGAGCGATGACACGCCACCGCCAGAGTCCTTGTTTATCCTTGTAGATCTCGTATTTCATTGTGTTTAAGATAAATAAGGGGAGGCAACAACTCCTCCCCTTCAGACAACAAACTAACTATGAACGAATTTCGCTTTACGGAGCGTTTTAAGACACTTTCGTCTTAGAATGGTAGGTCACTACCGCCAACGTGTAGAACGTTCGCCTGAGGGCTTGTATTGGCGTTGTACGGCTTTTTAAAAGCGACTGACAAGTATTTCTCGCCAGCCTTCGATGTCTTAACCCATGCACTGAGTTCCATCGCTTCACCGTTGACCATGCACTTGCCAGTATAGTCCGGGTGTGTTTCTTGTTGTTTCTTCTTGTTGGCGAACAGTGCGCCTGAGTTATCCTTCTGATCCATGTTTGAAATTAGTTAAGCCGTTAAATATCGTAAACGATTCGATTGGTCCAAGCACTTAGTAGAAACTTCATTAATTCTTCATCAGTGAAGAAGAATGAAATAAAATGAAGGAACACAATCACATAAGTGATTGATAAAGAATAAGTATGAAGGAGTGAAGGAAACTTTTCCAACTTCACGGAAAAAAGGGTTTCGTAAAAACATAATAAAAATAAAAGAAAAAGATAAAACCCTTCCTTCACTCCTTCACTAACCATTATAACTATACTGATAATCATTGCTTTGAATAGTGAAGCAAAAAAAAAAGTTCCTTCATTTCGTGTCAGTTTCCTTCACTTTTTACCGTAATTCTGACCCAAGTACCCGAACTGAGGTGCTTTTTTTCTAATTCCTGCCCATTGTATTTGGAAACCTCAGCCAACCACTTGGTGAACTGCTTGACTGAAATCTTGTAATGATCTGGGAACGCTGCCTTGAATTCGTCAGTTTTTTCGCTGCATTTTAACAATTCATGCACCGGGATGAAGTCATTGTACCAGTTGATGAACTCTTCAGGCACGGTATTCAATAGCTTTTTAAAGTTTAGATTATTTGGTTTGGTGCGTACCAATCCGTCACGCAGGTAGTCATGAACGCAGGACATCATGAAATTATCGAACAGTTGCCACTGGTACTGATCCCAATCATCGTACAGATTATGACCGAAGTGGTCTCTTGGTGTGTACTTCGGTGAGAAGAACTGCTTGAGTTCTATCTCATGCCTGCGCCTATCATGGCTTGCTCCTTGCCCATTAACCACATAGTTGCTGGTGAGCATGACCTTTGGCGAATCGGGATATTCTATTTTGAAGGTGTCTTTGTTTTTCTTTTCGACCTCGACTCCTTCGGTGATGATTGAGAATAGCTTCTCAAAATTAAATGACTTACTTACGTCCTCCCATACCATCACTTGAGTTGATAGTTGTATACGTTGGAATAGGAATGACTTATTCCATGACCAGTTCTTGCCGTCAAATGTGATGAGGTTCTTGATGTGTGCTATGCCTTTGATGAATACGCCTTTACCGATCCCTCCTTCAGGATTGTCGCTGATGACTTCATCGGTAAGAATGATTGCCTTCGGATTAGATGGGTCCTTGTACGAATGTAGAATATAGCCTATGGTATTGCAGAGCATTTGAAAGTTGTCGCAGTCCTGCCCAGCGCACCCTATGAGGTCTATGAATTGCAGGAACTCGTTATGATTGAAATCTAAGTCGGTGACGGTATGAAAGTCTCTTGGAATGATTTGATCCTGCCATATACAGTTGGGCAGGTTGATGTATTCAATTTCCTTGAGGGATTGCCCGGTGATTTCAAGTGCTTTGTTTTGGAAGTAGAAGTACGCAGTTCTACGGTCATCTTTCTGCCAATTTATGTCGAGGTATGGCAGCCACGCAATCTTCTCAGGTTTGAGGTAGTTGGCATCGAGTTGGTCTTCGATGGCTTGCTGAATTATTGACTTGCGAGTCCCATCGATTTCCTTTGGAAGTTTCTCGAAATGCTCTCGGATTATGTCTCTGATGTTGTCGATAGTTATCTCTTTGACAATACCGTTGAGGACCTGCACAATCATCCACGTTTGGTTGTTGAGTTTGTATCGGTGTATTCCGTTCTTCACATAGAAGTCTCTCAAGAGCTGCTTGTCAATCTTGAAATATGGTTTACCGTCACGCTTGTATTCGGTCCAGAAGATGTCATCTGCGTTCTTGGAAGCCTCGTCTATTATGTGATTAGCTTTGGCTGGATTGATGCCGTACTTCGTTTCAAGGTCCTTCTGTATCTCGTATGATGGTTTGCTTTGGTGTAGTTGTGTGCGAGCGTAGTGGATAGGCTCTTTATCTATCATACGCTTGGTGTCGAACTCGTTTATGCGTTTGTATGCACTCCTGACTGTTGTTTCTATCTCGTTTGTGGTGAAGTCCTTCTCTTGGTACTGGCAGCAGAACTGATAGGCTTGTGATTCAGGTATGCCGAAGCGATTAAGGTCCGATGCTAACAGATGGATGAAGTTATTGCGCCCATCACGGAAGCTTGCTGACTTCTCGATGCCTTTGAGGACATACCTCATAATTCTATCGGGGTCCTCGCAGGTGAATGCCAGTGATGTGGTTTCTTGTTTCTTGTCAACGATATGTGTTATGACTGACTTGCTAAGAAATACCTGTGCATTGAGATTGATGTAGATATTGGGATCATATGAATCAAAGCAAGCACGGCTGATGTCCTTAGCTTTGATATCCAATGTAGGCAAGTCGAAGTAGTCCTTGAGTGAATCAAAGTATTCACCATGTTCTTCAATGCTTGGAGGTATGCGTATAATCACCTTGTATCCGGTTCCACGTGGTGATAGGAAGCAGCAAAGTATGAACTCAGGCTTTCGCATGATGTTCTCAAGTTTCTCCTCATCGAAGTCAAGGCATATGAGTCCTGAATGCTCTTGGATAGATGCTGCGTTGCGTTGAGAGAATATTCCTGACCATGTATAGACTGGTAGGCGTTTCTTGAGTAGGTCTTGTTGCTTCTTGTCTTTTATGCCCCGAATCTCTTGTATGAGTTCACGTTGCTTTGGATTGGTGCGTATGCGTTCAAATGCATCGAGCATTGATATTTCCTTGCCTACGTTTGTTTGCGTTACTGTGGCGAATATGGATAGTTTGGTCATAGAATAAAGAACCCAAGCAGGTGAAGAGTAGCCCCTCTCCTCCCACTTGGGTGATAAATGTTTTCGGAATATATGTAAGTATGGGCTACTACTTACTTATACAAATATACAACAATCATCGCCATTTCCAGCCGGGTGGCACGAAGGTCGTGGTCTTGGTCTTAGCGATGCGTGTGAGAATGTCGACTGCGGTGGGAATGCCGTTGACCTGACGGCAGCGCAGGAAGCAGTTTAGCAGGTCATAGTTGATGTTGATCATAGTTTGTTGTGAATCCGATTAGAATTGTCAGTATCGCTCAAGGAGTCTATTCAGGTAGTATCGTGCCTTCTCCAAGTCTTCCTTCGGTCTTCCTTTATGCTTGTATCGAGTGACATACTTGATGATATTTCCCTCGCAGAAGTCCAGTGAGTTGGCTTGTATGTATTCGATAGCTTCAATCTTGCCTTGCTTGTAATGGCTTACAGATATTTCCAGCTCAGGTGATTGAAGATTCCTCCCAATACTGCCGTGATTGCGACTGTGGTCCATAGTCTCTTGGCTTTTGTTTTCTTGTTGAGTTGCTTAGTTAGTTTGATGATTGACTGCTCCTGCTCATCGCTGAGTTGCTCCAGTGCAGTGATGTGTTCATCCTTTGCTTTTATCTTGGCATCAAGTCTGCCACGCAGTGACTCAGAGACCTCCAGCGCAGCAGCTTGTTGGTCGTTGAGGTCCTCGCATAGTTGCAGTTGCTCCCTATCTGAGTCGGCAGTGATCAGGTCTTGTACGAGCAGTGTGACAAGTCGCTTGGGCAGGTAGACGAGTGAGTCATTTGTAGCGGTCTGTGAGTAGCTTGATAAGCTCGTCAGAACTATACTTGCTGATAGCAGCAGTTTTTTCATGGTTGATTCGTTTTAGAGTTTTGATACGGTTGCGACTCAGGTCAATCTCTTTGTAGAGGAATTCAAGTGAGTCACGCAGTGAATGGATTTGCAAGTCATAGGACTGGCTGAGTTGTTCGTACTGCTCGATGCGAGCGATGAGCGAGTCATTGCTTGGAGCAGGTGTGTACTCGATTCGTGGTGGCTTGAGAGCCAGCCATACGCACAAGAGTGCGAGGACTCCGATGGAGATGTAGGTCAGTTTTTGTGTCATTTGATATTATTATAGTCTTGAATGAATTGCTCCCAATTCCGTGCAACGAGATAGACACCACCCGCTGCTTCGTATTCGGCTTTTATTTTCAGTTGGTCTTCTGAGAGTCTATCCTTGCCCCACTTGACCTCGATTGCTACCGGAACTGCGAATATACGGTCATCGTACTGGATTTTCTTGGTTGCCATGATGTCTGCGATGCCCTTGCGAGTTCCCGACTTACGCCACTTGCCAGTCTTAGCATCATAGATTCCAGTGTTGTTGATACGGTCTGCGTAGCCTCCAGTGACTCGTATGTATGCTTCTATCGAGCGAGTCAGCGAGTTTGCTGAGTTCGCTACGAATGGTATAGTGGGAAAGTATTCAGGCAACTTGGCGCAGTGCGGGTACTTAGACATCTTTAGCTCGTGGACTGCTTGAGTGAGTTCTTGTAGGGTCATACTGGTTCACGCAGTTGCTGATAGATGCTTGGTAGGTTTGATGGCACTGGGCAGATCTCATCGTCAAGCTTGCGAAGCTTCGAAGATATGACATCGAGTTCAGCTTCCAACAAATGTATGAAATCTCGCTTGAGCCTGCCATAGTCATGCGCACGATTGTATAGATGCTGAGTCTTGAATTGGTACTTGCCGTTGCGCCAATCTTGGATGCGCTGGTAGAGGTCAAGATACCTATCGAATAGGTCATCCCGGTAGTGGATGAGTGATTGCTTGAGTTGGTTCATCGCTTATCTGTATGTTTCCATTTATGAATTCAACCATACCTGCGTACAGTAGTTGTTTTTTCTCAAGTGGCAGTTCGAACATGAGTTTTAGCAGGTCTCCCCAGACTGCGGAGTGTTCGCTCAGTTCGTCCATGTCATAGAGGTCCTTGATATGGTTGTTGAGAGACCTTGCACCGTTTAGGTAGCGGTTGAGAATCATCTTAGACTCCATCTTAAGATTGTCCTTGAGAAAGTACGCCCAGCCTTCGGCTTGCTGGGATAGAGTGATGAACATGAATAGTGCAAACTGTCTATTGGTGATATTCTCAAATGTTACTTTTTCCATGAGATAGAGTAGGTTGATGTGCTGCGTTTGATAGGTGCGTTGATAGTGATTATCTCGCCAGTAGACTGATCAACGATTGTCATTGGTTCTTTGATGCTCCGTAGAAACTTCTCACGCTCCTTCATCTTTTCTTTTAGGAATATAAGTGTATCATTAAAATCATTCCAAGTAGGGTCTCCGCAGCCTGAGTAGTCATAGCTGACTCCGGCTTCCTTGAGGGCGAATAAAGCACCGTGCTTGATGCATTCTTCTCCTTTGGAATACTTGTGCAACTCATCGCAGACAAGTTCACGTATGCGCTCTTTTGTAGCCTCCAGCACCTCCGTGAGGTACTTGGCTTGGATAGCGATGCTGATTGCATCTGTGTGACCATTGTCGATGAGTTCAAGCAACTGGTCTGCGTGCTGCTTGATTAATTCCTTAGTGATGTCATAGGAACCAAGCATCACTTGGTCTGTGATATCCAATGGGTGATTAGTCATTGCTTATGAGTTCAAGTTGTTTTGTTGTTAGCGAATACTTCTGTTTGATTTGGTCAATCGTATAGCCTTCATTGATGGCTTTCTTGATTGTCGGAATCTGCTCGTCCTTAAGGGGTGTCAGTACCGTACCAGTGCTTGTTGCGCCATCATCGTCATCTTCTGCGTTAATGCAGAGCAGTGCTGAGATACAGTACCTCTTGAGGTACGTTAAGCCTCCTCCAGCGTTTTGGAGGTTGTTGGTATTATTACCAGTCATCGGCACGAATGCTACCTTGCTGGCTATGAACTGCCCACTCTCGTGCGTGAGCATAGTGACTACCTCTCCACCTGCAAGGTACTGATGCAGGACAAGTCCGCAGTCGGTCAGAACTGGCTTGATCTTGCTCAGTATTTCATCAAGCGTAGTGTAGCTTCGGGTGCGATTTCCTCCTACCGGAACGGTGCGGTCCTTTGAGATTCGCAGTTCTGACTTGTGGAATTTTAAGAGCGCAGGAATCATTTTGTCCTGCTGCTCGGACTGCCATAGCGAGTCCGTGTGCCACATGATGCCAGTGGCTTGGCTTGTTGTTGTTGTCATAGTTGTTTATCTAAATTTGAAATCTTTTATCATTTCATGTGCCAGCTCGTATAGTTCAAGCGCAGCAGCCAGGTCTATCAATTCATCTGCATAGTCATCGTCCTGAGTAACATCGAACTCGGTGCGGATGATGCTGGCAAGCATCGTCAAGTGCTTAGAGGTCAAAACTAAAGAGGAGTGTTCCATTGGCGGTTACATATATGTTAGTACAGTCCGATTCGAGCAGTTCACACCAGCGCAGGTACTGGGTGAAGCTATTGGTGACGAGCATTTTAATCATCGGTGCGCTTGTATAGTGGTTTGATGACACTTTTCAGATATTCGATACGTTCAGCACGTTGCTGAACAAGCTTCTGCGCATGGGCAATAACCATCTTCGCCGTATCTGTCATCGCAGTGCCTCGCAGTGCTGCCTGCACGGTTGCAGTGCTACATCCTACTTCGTTGGCGATTGTTGTGACATCACCGAACTTGAGGTCTGACCGCAATTGTTTTAATTCGTGTTGTTTCATTAGTATCTGTTTTTGTATTCTGAATTTTCCCACGCAGCCTGATCACACACAAGCATGATAGTCACTTGACCATTGTCATCACGCACCAGTGCGCCTTGCACCTCTTGACCTTCATAGGTCACAGTTGTAGGTGCTACTGAGTTTGCATTGCAAGCAGTTACGAATGCTTCGTTGTTGTTGTAGATTTGAGTTTCCATAGTTGTTGTTGTTTATGTTGTTGAACTAAGATGCAGTTGGTCGGATGCTGCTCCCCGATAAGAATTTTTAGTTGTTGTTGTGGTATGCATCATACATCTTCTGTATGCGCTTTACTGCATCTTCGAACTTTGATACATCTTGGTAGTTCTTAACCTTACGTGTAGATGCAAAACCGTTATCTGCCTCCCATTGTGTACGTGATGCACATTGTATGTAACTACCAAGGTTGTGCGTGGTTGTTTTATTTTCTCTGTGGATAGAGTAAGCATATAACCTACCATTATGCTCAAAGCGCACAATCAATAAGTGATAATGTGAACCATCGAATACCTTAGTCTCTTCGATAAGATTAAAACCTGCCGTGTTGATGTCTTTTAAAGTTGCCATAGTTGTTAGTTGTTGTTGTTTGATGGAGCAAATATACATCAACTTTTGTAATTAGCAACATTGAAAAGCACAAAAGCACAACTATTTTGCTAACTGATTGATTATCAGTAGCAATATTTGCAGTTCAGAATACCTTCCCGTTGGTAATTATGCGATTCTGAAGCCAAAATTCTCCAGATTCCTCGACTTGACAACGTGCGAAACCATGCAGCCACTTGTTGTATGGCATATATGTCGCATTAAGCTGGCACAAGCACCCGGTACTATAAGTCACGTAGATCCTTCCATCAAGCGTTTTCTCATAATGCGTGCTTGGCTGATGACAATCGCCTTGCAGAGCAGATGTCATGGCTCTGGTCCAAAGTCCACGAGCAGGATTGACTGGCGATGACATACCTCTTCGAAACTCGTGACCATGCAAGACATTCAAGTTGCCAATCTTGACTATGCGCTTGTCCTTGACGATGGTGAGACCGTCCTCCACTCGCTTGAGTATGCAGGCTTGCAGTTCAAACTCAGGTATGCCCTTCATTTCGCCTGCTCGCTTAAGTATGTAGTTGTCGAACCTCTCCTCATGGTTGCCAAACTTCAGCACTATCTCAACACCGAACTCGTCTTGTAGCATCTTGATAAGATCACACCCACCATCTAACTCATCCTTGACCCTCATGAGACGAGGGTCTTTCATATAGTCACTTGCCTGATAAAAATCAAACCAATCTCCGTTGATAAATATCTTATCAAGATTCTTGTATTGCTGCTTGGCGTACTTGACTGCTATGCGAAAAGCATCTTTATCATAATAGGGGAACTGTAAGTCAGATAGTATCAGAATGTCTTTACCCTTGATGACATATGGTGAATTGTCAATCTCTATTCGTGGCATATTATCTTGGATAGAGTTGTCAAAATGTGACAAGTCCATCTCCTCAGGTCGATTGATGACATTACGCAAGATTCCACGCACGTCTTCGATGTCATTAAAAAGATGACCTACCTCTGAGTCTAAGATGATACGAGCCATCTGCCTGACTCTTGTTATTTGCTCTTTGTTCGCATAGTTTCTCAGAAAATCACGAACAACATCTGACTTGGTTACCTTGCTCATTAATTATTCAACGATTGAAAGAAGTATCTACGAGTATCATTCTGCCAAGCCTGCCATTGCTCGCTAATGATATCGAGCTTTTCGTCTGATACCAGTATCTCGCCATCAATCAAGACCAGTTCAATCGTTTTCTTATCTACCCCCTCACAGATGTATCCTATCGATTCATACGGCACTACGGCTCGCCTACGATAGGTCTTGTCTTGCCCGGTCAATTCGTCCTCATCCGTGATGAGTATTGTGAGGTGTAGTAGCTGGTCCATGCTACTACTAAGTTACAACCGTTCATCGCCCAATAATGATATTTTCAGCATTGAAATACAATACTTTCCACCCACTGCATAGCTTCCGAATAGCTTGGTCATTGTTATCATGCTCGACACACCAGCACTGCACAGTAGTCAGGATCGGGAACAAACCGAAGAACAACTCAACACTACCTCCTTCGACATCAATTGACACAAAATCGAACTCAGTCCCGGTAGTCTCAAGCATTTTCTCGTAGTGCGTAGATCTGCGTTGTATCGTAGTGAACGGTGTTTCCTTCTCCCACTTACGCACGTTCTCCAAGTTCATCGTGGCAGTCGCTTGCAGATTATCGTAGAAAACCACATCAGCATCGTTGTCCATGCTTACTATCATGTTGAGCTTGGTGATATCATTGCTGGGTACGTTCTCACATAGCAATTCGTACACACTCGGAGAGCCTTCGATCATTACTCCAGTCCATCCACGTTGAACGAGTGCATAGGTATTGCTGAGTGCTTTACCATCATAAGCACCAATATCAAGGAAGCGACCTACCTTGTTTTTGAAATATTCAAGGATGTACTTCTCCTCTTGATTCTGACTGAACATATCTATTCTTCGGTTTTGACTTGTGTGCTATCCACGCACACGCAGGTACAATGCTGATGAGAACTGGTATCAAGATGACGAGTATCACGATTGTGGTAGATTATCGTCAGACATATCGCCAGAGTCAGCAGGAGGAGTTCTACCTTCATCTTTGGTAAAATTAGTTAAGAATTTACCTACCACGCCACTGCCAAGACATAGCATGGCAATGTCCTTCTCGCCCTCCATGATCCCGTAGCTTGATGCCAGCGTACCGACTCCAAGTAGCGTATCACCGACTGCTCTCATGGTCTTGGTTGTAGGCTTCCAGTAGTTGCTCCACTTAATCATAGTAGTTGTATTTGCATTGTTGCAGGCGCAGTGCATTGTCCTCCGAAGTATGGCATCAGGTTGTATCCTATGGATGGCTTCTTGGAGTACATCATGTATGCTGACTTTTCGTTCAGCTTGAACTCGATGACACCAGTAACCGGGTCATAGTTGATAGAGACCTGATTCATCACCTCTACATTTGCCCACGAAAATCCTTTGATGTATCGCTTTCCGTCCTCATAGGTATACATAGCAAGGCGTATCTTGTTATCAACTGCTTTCCAGCCAATGCGGATGCTATTGCGGTGATGCCACCCATACGACCAGCCGAAGAGCTTGTTGAAGTCTCCATCACACTCAAACACTCCGGGCAACTCCAAGCACGATGCACTGAAGTTGACCATAAAGCTCATTGATGTCCTGCACCAATGCGTACTACCAAGACTCCATCCGTTTGAGTAGTGCGAGTTCTGAGGGATGATGATTATCATTTCACGCTGACTCCTTGCAAGTATTGTTTCTGACCATTAGTATCATAGCCGTTGATGCTTATGTTGATAGGCAACACACTCAGCCATCTACTCGCATCCGTGATGAGGAACGTGGCAGGTGGATTGATGAATTGCCAGCGTCCTGCCGTGTTGATGTTATTGAACTTAGTGCCTGAAGTCAGGTATGGTATTGTGTCGACAATCATCTTGCCGTAGGCACTCGCATCGAAGCTGATGAGCGTACAATCGTACTGCGAGTAGATTCCACCCACGTGAGCGTATCCGTCCTTCAGTCTTACGTGGAACGCTGCGATGCTTGGCTGCTGCTCTACGTGGTTGCCGTAGATGAAGACCTCCTTGACCACATTGCTTGCATTGTCATCAAAGAATACCTCGTACTGCGGTCCTGCCTGCACCCCTTCGAAGATGTTGTGGAGTATCTGCAAGCCACTGACTGCGATAGCACGAATGGCTGCGAACTGACCTGCTGAGTGTCTGAACTTGCACTCGGTGACCTTGCTATGATTGCACTGGCTTGCTGAGTTGCTTCCTCCGGTGAATCGAGCGTAGTCGAAATCTATGCTGATGTTGTTCTCCCAGAAATAGCACTGATGCACCAGCGTACCCATCATCCATCCGCACTTGATTGCGGTAGCGAAGTTGTAGAACCTACATCCTTCGAATGAAGAGCCATACGTTGCCTGCACGTTGATAGCATTCGATGTTCTGCCCGATCCTAAGAAAGTCACGTTCTTGAATCGCAGTTGACAGTCTATGCCTGCATTGGCTTCTGATAGGCTATTGTAGGACCTGAAGAATCCATTGGCTACATTGGTTGGGATTGTCAGTGTGAAGCCATGACCGTCCAACTCAAGTATATTATTGTACGCAGCAGGAATCGTTAGTGTGTCCTGCATGGTAATGTTCGCAGAAAGGTGAATGCTACGCACACTACCTAACGATAGCCACGCAGACTGCAATTCTGCCCATGTAGTGACATATCTCACTCCTCCGATACTACCTATCCCACCGCCACTGCCAGCAGGACCTTGCGGACCAACTGGACCAGCAGGACCCTGCGCTCCCTTCAGAGGATTGGTCACCTTGACCCATCCGGTTGATTGCCATACATAGCTATCGCCATTGTCAAGTATCAGCAAGTCACGATTGGTTATGAGGCTATCAGGCTTAGTTGCAGGTAGCGTGTCACGATAGAACAATCGTGCTTGGTCGAGATTAAACTCCATAAGAATCTTCTATTTTGATTTGAAAGTGCATAAGGTCTACTGGACTCTTCCAGTCAGCTCCGCAATCCACGTACTGCCGACTGGCTTGAATGAACTTCTCGCTGAACGGCTTGAGACCTTTGTCGATTGCTTGTTGGCGTGTATGCTTGAAAGGATTGTGGCTGGCATTGAAATCAATCGCCATACCAAACGAATGAATGCTTAGTGTAGTTCCTCCTCGCTTCTTCCTGACCACCCAGCATCCGTCATAGGTGCGTATTTCTTGAATCAAGTCCGCAAATGTCAGTGCCGTGAACCAAACATCCACAACCTGCACGAACTTGCGGTGCATATAGATGACATTTGGTAAAAATTGGTTCTTCTCTTTGATGAAACCCGGCACTCGATAGTAGGTCATGTTCTTGTGTTCCCAGTCCTGCGTTGCGACAGTGGGATCACCATACAATTGTATCAGTTTTGCACTACTTACGAGCATAGAACTTTCCTTCTATGTTGTTTATTCGCCTATCGTGTTCTTGAATCTTCTCACTGTGCGTGATGACCTTATCTCTGGTCTGCTTGAAGTCTCGATACATATCGCCAAGCAAAAGTGCAATAACCGGGAGGAATATCAGCGTGAACCACTGATGCAGGCTCGTGACTACTTGTTGTTTCTGTTGTGGTGACATAATCAAATAAGTGGGGAGGTGTTACGCTCCCCAAATATAACTCATCAAGGAACGATTGGCACGTAGCACTGGTCAAATATGCCGTCAGGAGTATCGTAAGGACATGGCAGGCTTGAGTTCTGCCACTTCAATTGCACTTCATACGTCAACACCGCCTTGAGGTCATCAGCCACTGGGATCTTGGGCGTGATAGTCACTGGTGCGCCTGCACCCCAAATCTTGCTTGAAGTCCTGAACCACACAGTGTAGTCAGAGGAGTTCTTGATGGCGTTGTAGAAGTTACAATTCGCAGTCGAGTTAGGGTCTTTGTAGGTTAAGATGTGCGTAGAACCACCGTTCTGAGTTTCTGCATCGCCAAAGCCAACAAGCTCCTCGATAGTTCCACCGTCATACGTTCCGCTGGTTGCCCAGATCACGATGATGTCACCGTTGCCAAGACCAGTGTTCCATTCGGTCGGGTCCGATGGATCGGTGAAGCTGAATGTGTTCTTGACGAAAGCTATCGAGCGAATACGTGAGTATTCATACTCTGGGCAAGGATTACATGAGTATTGCGGAATTGCCCCTCCTCCGCAATTACTCGCTGGATAATATACTGACATTTTTTCTTAGTTTTAACAGTTAGAGCAATCGTTGATGCACGTGATATCGTAATCGGTCGTTATCGTGTAGTCGAGAGCCAAGTATATATGCTCCGGATGAACCGGATACCTACTTGCTGCAAGCTTGTATTCGCTGGTGAATATACCAACGCCATCGTAATTCGTTGTGTTCGCTTCAATGATACAACCGAAAAGACCTGCATAGTTGCTAATCTGCGAGGATGCAAGCTGCTGCTGAACGCCTGACGATAGCAGGAAACTCAGTTGTTGTGGTTGTAGTGATAGCTTCTTTCTATTGCCAAAGACAAGCATCCGCATCTCAGCCACTTCTCTTGCCGTGTTGAGTCCATCTCCGAAAAGCACTGCACCCTCCTCGATAGTTGTACTGAGGCAGCGGTGATAGATTACTATGTCGAACTTGTCATCGAATCCACTGAACATCGTGCTGCCGAAGTTGGTCACCAGTGCAGGGATTGTGTCTTGTGCGTTGTTAAAATTACGAGGCAGTAACTCAGATACACCGAAGAGCTTGCGGTTGTAAGTCTTCAACTTACCAGTCGCAAGAGTGGTGTTGACTATGTCTACAATCTCGTTGAGGTATGGCATTACTTTAGTGTGTTTGTGATGAACTCAGCAGCGACATCTTCAATCTGTTGGAACTCTTGCTCAGTAGGTTCGAAGATAATACCGAAACGGTCTTCTGCCCAGTTAGCCTTGTCGAAATTCAATCTATTGCTATATCCTAATCCATAGGCATTATCTCCAATTGGAGCTACGTTGAAATCATTCTGCATCTGCCCAGTGAAGAACAATGTCACATTGCTTGCACTTCCCTTGCCCTGCTCGATACGGTACTCAAGATATGAATTTGAATAAGTACCTATCTGCGTTCCGTCTGACTTGATTCCCCTCTCATGAATCCGGTCACGCATCTCAGCGAGAAGCGTGGTTGATATCTCACGCAACAATGAATCAGTCTCCTCCAAGCTGAGCAGAGAATCCGTCAGGTCTTTTAATTCCTTGATGTCAATAGTGTACGTGGCACTCATTTCTTGCCTCCACGCCTACCACCTTTGCATCCACATTTGTTTCTCATATCAATAGAATTGTGTTGCTTCACGCAGTTGAACTGATTCATTGCACTCGATACAACAGTCGCACGATAGCTTCAATCCACCTGCAACCTGCTCCAATGACTTACTGTACTCGACTTGATACTCTGCCCTGAGTTCATTCAATCGTTGCAAGTTGACTGTCGTGAACTGGTTGAGTTTGCTGCTATACAATTGCTCAGTCAGGACTTCGATGCCCAGCAAGTACCAATATGCACGGCTGAACAAGGTCTTATTCTGACATATCATGGCATCCCAATTGCAGACGATACTGAAAATACCACTCATGCCGTAGGTGTTGTTGGAGAATGAACCTGTTGACACTTCGCCATCACTTGTGAATCCTTGCAATCGCACATCACAACATGACATCATAGATCGATTGTATGGTAGAACCAAATCGAGCAGATTTGTCACAGTTCCCACATTGACAAGAACTGCTATTCGCCAAGATGGATTAACATATAGATTGTGAAATGTTGTATTGATTTCAATTACATTCTTGCCTGATTGCAAATCAGTAGTTTTATTCATCAATGTCAACCCACTATCAAGATCAACAATATCAAATTGCGCCCCATTATAGATCTGGTCAGCAAAAAATACTATCTGCTGCACGTGAATACTCGCAAATGGAGAAGGCACAAACTCATAATTCTGGTCTATCAACTCAATCGTGAATCCTGCATATTGTGCAGGTGTACTCGCTGCAAGACTCCCTACATCATTACCTACGTTGATTCCTTGCATTAGACTGTTCAACTTGTAATGCTTGCCCATAGCTTCACGAACATCAAGACTGAACCTCTGCTGCGCACGAGTCTGCACCATAGTCCAAATGTCTGAGTAGGTAGGCTCGTCAGTATTGGTCAACGTGACCAGATTCTCCAAGCTCATTCCCGGCAGGTCGTTCACATACAAACCCGATGGAGGTGTGGTGCTACCGCATCCACGCAAACCAATATAGTTGTCTAAGCAGTGAGCCATAGTTGATGAGTTAGGTGTGTTACCGGGCAGGTACAGTCAAGTCCTGCCCGGTCAACAACACCATTCAATTAGGAATTAGTCATTGCATAACGCAGAGATCCGTTGCTACCAGCAAGACGGTCACCGCCATCGAACGCATCCTTTGGAGTTGTGAACAAACCATAACGCTTCTTGATGTAGAGAGCGTATCCACGACCAGTCAAAGACTCAGTGTTCAGGTAACCGCTGGGCAGGTTGTTCGCATCTTCAGGACAATCGATATACTTCACTTGAAGGTCGAATGCAATGTTGCCAAGACCATTCGGAGTCCAGCACTGAGTGCGTGGGTCAACGATTGTGGTGAAGAACGAAGTGCCACGCTGACCTGCGAAGCTTCCCACGTTGTCTTGACGCTCAACGAGGTGAACGCTACCCGGAGCGAACATACCTACGTGCTGCGCTCCCCAAGTGCTACCAGTCTGACCGGAAGCGAAGAATTGGAAGTTAGCTGCAAGAGCTGATGGGTCGAAACCAATAGCTTGTGCAAGTGCGTTCTGATTCTTCTGAATGGAGTAAGCGTGCATGAGTGAACCAAGTGCGCCAACGAACATTGGAGTTCCGCAGAATTCGTTTGCAGCAGCATCTGTCAAGAGCTTAGTCAAGCCAGTGCCGAGATCATTCAGGTTTCCGTCCTGCTCGATGTTTACTGTTACGGCAGTAGCAGTACCAGTAGCAACGTGATTACCGAATGAAGAAGCCATAGCAGTGGTCAGAACGTTCTCCATCTTCTGATAGATTCCGTTCATCGCATGAAGGATTCCACGCAGGTGTTCAGTCATCATCTGCGTAGCAGGCTGACCAACTGCAACAGTGCGAGAAGCATCTTCGCAATATTGACGAACAGTGTCATCAGCAATCCATAGACCAGTCTGTGCCACGTTGTTCACGCTGACAGTTGTCTCTTTGTAAGCAGGTTGCAGGTCGATTCCGCAAGAGTCACTGGTAGATACCTGCGCAACAACAGTGCGTGGCATATACTTCACGTTGACTTGACGATAGTGTCCACCAACGTATCCATCCTGCAAAGGAGTAGGACGATCAGGTGAAGTCACCAACATATTTAAGAAACCCGGAATAGTTACTTTTTGTCCGGGATAATTTTGCCCAGCGATGCTATCTAAGTGCAAGAGCAGGGCTTCGCAATATCCGTTTGCCATTTTATTATGAGATATTTGAAGAGTTAAGTTTGGTACTATTTGTATTGGCTTTCGCCCTGCTTTTGTTGTCCGAAGACCTTTGTACTATCTTGGCTTGCGCCCTATCACGATGAACGATTGCTTATGATTGAGAACCTGCACGGAAGTCCGCAAGAGCTTTACTCACTTGTGACTTGGCAGCAGGTGCAATAGGTTTATTCGGTAGTGGTGTTTGTATTGGCACTCCGGCAGGCGTGGGCGCAGGTGCTTGGTTGTTCACCTTTAGCAACTTCGCCTCTGCCAGCACGGACTCCGTAAATGTCTTGATATCTATTTGTTTGTTGTCGATTGTGAATGGAAGGTCAGGTGCTTCTGCATTGACAAGCTTCAAGCCGTCAGCAGTGTATTGGTACTTGCCTCCTTTCTCTCTGAGTTTCTTCTCCCACAAGTTCCGTGCAGTGGCTACGGTTACATCCTTATCGAGGTCGAGCGCATAGTTGTAACTTCCGAACATCCCTTGCAGTTCCTTGTCGGTCAACTGAGATTGCCACTGGCTATTGACTGTCTCGACATCCTTCTTGCGAGCTTCTTTCTCTGCATTGTAGAGTGAGGAGAGTTCGTTGATTTTGTCAACCAACGCTTTCTTCTCGCCTCCAGTCGCAGTGATTGCTCTCTCTCTCGCATCCGATATAGCCTTCGCCAATAGCGGAATACGGTTGTAAGTAGATTGCTCACCAAGAATTGCTGACTTGGTTTCGTCATCGAACTCATACGATTCAAGTACGTCTTTGATTTTTGTGTCAATGGTCGACAAAGCAGTTGCAGTGAAGTGTTTCTTCACCACTGGATTGTACTTGGCTTCGTCCTCAGTCATCAGTTTGCTCTGCATAGCAGATGCAATAGTTGAAGGAACTTGCACGCTCGATAGCGCAGGATTTGTGACCACTGACTTCAATGATTCGTCAGCATTGTCAATACCTACACGGTCAGCAATTGATTGGATAAATTCAGCTAAATTCATATTTGTTTTTCCGATTTTCTCGGCTTGGTTTTACTCATATCGATGACAGTCTCCTTGATGACTTTCACTTCGGAGTTGACTGGCAGGATGTCGCAGACACCATCGATGCCTTGCTTCATCAGCATAATCCTGACTTCATTTTCATTGACAGATGGGAACTGAAACCATTCCTTTCCGTCACGCATTACTTTACAAAATTTCTGATCCATACTTTACAAATATACATCACTTATTAGCGAATTCGTCACGCAATTCTTTAGGCACTACGGCTGCACTGACCGGATACAATTGGTGATTGCAGTTGTATCCTCCCCGATTGATGCGGAAATTAGCAGCATTCGTGCCTGGTATCATGCCTTGTGGCAGTCCGGTCTTCTCATAGATTGGCACTCGCTCCCCACATACATAACCATTGACGATATCGTCAAACTGGCTGCGGTGGATATATTCCATGCACTTGCTACGCTTGGCTTGTATCAGCGCATCGCAGATAGGTCGGCTTGTATCTTGCAGGCTTCCGTCATATTTGTACCATACCAAGCCAAGATCATCCGTCAGAACTGCGTTGTAGTTGGCTGAGTATTGGTTCAGTGAGTCAGTGACAATCTGCTTAGTATACCTCACTAATCTGCCATCTCCAGCATCCGTATCGAGCATGAACTGTCTCGCCTGCTCGATGAACTCTGCACGGCTTCCGCCAGTTGTCACGTTCTTGACGAGTATGTCTCGCACCGGGTCCACGAAATTCACTCCTATCGCATCCTGACCAAGCTGGTCGACTACGGCTTCCTTAGCCAGCGACTGAATCTGCTCCATCACGCTTGGCACTTTGAACTTGCCTACCGTTGCCGTGAAGTATTGGTTCTGAAGTTTGGTTAGTTCATTGTAGTCCTCCAGCAATAGGTCGAGGTCGTCTTGATACTTCTTATCAAAGATGACCCGGTTCAGTTCGTCCTTTATGCGTGATATTGTCTTAATGTTCTTAGCAGTTGGCTTAATCTTACCATCCGCATCGGTATCGAGGTCAGCAGTAAGATTCAGCACCACATCATAGGACTGCCGTTGAATCTGAGGCATACGCTCATTCCATTGAGATACACGCATCTCAATCAGCTCAGTGATTTTCTCTATGATTTGTGCTTGGGTAGCCATTACAATCCAGCATCAGCAGGAGTCGGGGCAGGAGCAGGCAGGACCCTACGCTCCTGAGCGTATCGCAGCATGACTGCCATCTGATCAGCGTAGCTGAGATTGGCAAAGTCCTGCACCTCTTCCAAAGCTCTGGTCACGAATTTATTGATATTAGCGTGTATTATGAGGTCGTTCTGGTCGATAGCGTTGTACATCCGTTGCAGACTGATATTCTCCTCCGGCACTCCTGCGAATGGGTCAAGCTTGAGCTTGAGTACCACTAAGTCCTTCACATCTGAATCGTTGAACTTCTTTCCTGCGAGTTCTATCTGCGCAGCGTTGATGATAGCCGGGTCAACCTTTGCATTCACCATTGATGTCAGCTCGTCTACAAGCACCTTGCCCGATAGCATATCGAACCTCTCAGGCACTGGTATGTATGGCAGCAGCACACGGATGTCATTGGTCACTCCTGAGTACCTCCAAGCACAGATATCGTAGATGATTTCGTCCATGATACGAACAACGTCCTCTGCGATGCTATGCACGAATGAATATAATTCCTCACGGTCCACCTGCTTGGCAACACCTGACTGACTCAGCGGTGTATCAGCAAGGTACTCCATGTTGATAGCACTCAGAGCATCATAGATATGCTGGCGAATGCGCTCCTCCTGAAGCTTGGCGATGTCTGTCTGCTTGGTCACATAGCCAATCGGAGGAGTAGGTATCGCAGGGTCTCCCGGTCTTGGTGCTGGCAGGACAAGATGCTCAAACGGATTGAGTGGCAACAGTCCCTTGCCTGAGCATGACGGACACTTGATAGGTGCTGAGTTCTCCTTTGGAATCTCACCAAGACCCTTGCATCGTCCACACTGTTGAGGCTGCATCGACCACATTGTCGAGTGTATATGCTGCACGATCTCAGCCTGCAAGTCACTGTACTCACGGAGAGCCTCGTTCATCTTCGGCACGATACCGCTGATGCGTGACTCATACAACGCACGCTCCTTGTAGTTCTCGATTATCATGCCGTACAGATGGCGCACTGGAATATACCCAAGCGTATTGACCATCTGAAACACCTCACGCACTGCGTAATCTTTGACCTCAAACTTCTGAATGATATCAGGCTGAATGACCCAATACAAATCTTCATCGTGTTCCTTAAGCACATAGTACAATCCTTCCTTGTAATCCAGCACATCCTCTGAATTGAATATCATCGGATAAGGCTCGTAGTATTGATTGTCTTGCTTCTCCCAGTTAGTCGGCAGAGTCAGCACCGCAGCATTCGCATCGATGAGATACTGCTTAAAGCACACGCTGAACATCCAATTGGTGATACTACCATTGCGAGGCATCTTATACATCAGATACTTCTCAGGACTCTCGTCTTCAGCAATCACCGCAGGCAGTTCATTCGGGAATGAAATCATCCAATCCTGACTCTTACGAATTTTCATGAGTGAGTTGTAGACCTTCGTGAAGACTGGCTTCGTGATCGGCACGAAGATTTTCTTGCGGTAGTGCTTTATCTCATCACTCTCGGCAGGTCTTCGCTGGTCAATCAGCTCACCGGGATACTCACCATCTGCATGGGTCTCCAGCTCTTCGTACATTTCTACGGCATCATCGTAGTCCTCATGACGAAGACCTTGCATCAGGTACGGTTCAAGGAATGATGGGGAGATTGCTGGCATTAGATTACAGTTCTTTCGGGTAGTTGATTCATCTTGTGTGTTACCTTGAGGGTCGGCATATTCATCCGATAGGATGCGTTCTTGCAGAATTCTTCATAGATATTCTGCTGCTGCTTGGTCATCATTCTACCACCTACGGAATAGGCGTAGTATTGTTTCTTAATCTCTACCGAGCCAAGCACTCGCTTGACTGCTGGTTGCCAGTAGGTAGGTTGATATGGCATCGCATGAGGCAGATGTCTCACTTTGTTCAGCGCAAGATTGAAGAATGGTTCATCAGGTTTGTCTCCTGCGAATGAGCGAGTGGTGAGCTTATTCTCATCGTAGTAGTTCCTTGCACTTACAAATATACTATCAGATAGGTCGGATTTCTTCCAGCAAATCCACTCGCTGGATAGGTCCACCCACTGCGTGATATCATCGTAGGCTTCCTTCAGCTTATCAGCATTCACCCACTCTGATATGCCCTTGTCTGGGTCATTCTTCCCTCTGTTCGCCATCGTCCACTCCACGCCTTGCATCTGCTCCCAGAACTCGTTGAACTTAGCCAACGGACTGAATATCATGTCTGCATCAACGAACAACGTCTGCTCGTATGGTGTCAGCTCGTTGAGATAGAACTTGCAGACCAGTGGGACTGTCTTGCCGTCTCGCATATAGCAATCGGCAGGAGGTTTGATGATCTTATCGAATATCATTCGCTGACCTTCGTGCAGATGGCTGATACCGACATCATCGGCAATCACGCACACCTGCTGCGTAGGGTCTGCTGACTTGATGCTCAGAGCTAAGTTGTAGGCGTATCTGCCGTACAACGGATGCTTCAGAGCCATTGTAATTATTCCTCTTAGCACGATTTATTGTATAGTGTTGGTTCGTTCACATCAATCAAATTCACTCTGCTCTGTGCAAGATTATATCGTCCATTCTGCCCCCATTCAGGCTCGTAATCTTCAGCCTCGCAGAAGTATTGCGAACCATTGATGATTAGGTCATCGCTGAGAATCTGCAAGCGTATGACATCATGTGTCAATTCATCCACGTAGTCGAACCATGCAGTGCGAATCTTACTGCTCTGAGCAAAGCTCCTACTACGTCCTCCATTGCTGAACAGATACTCCTCACTCACTGCCGGGTAGACTGGATTGAACTGAAGAACTCGCAAGCGTTGGACCAATTTGAAGGTAGTGGCAGTGCTTGGGTCACTGAAGAAGAACCCGAAGGCGAAGCCATCGTTGTTGCCCTCCACCCAAAACGAGCAATCCCATCCGCTTGTCGAGTAGTTGATGAAGTTCGTGCTGATCCTCTGCTCAGATGTGCAGCAGTCCGTGACACGCAGATAGTAGCATCCGTTCTCGATGACCAATGGATACCCATCAGGGTCCGTTAAGTTGT